GTAGACATGACAACCAATGTCTCACTCCTCGGCATGTTGAGCGGCTCAGATAAGGACAAGAGAGCACAGCTATTCTCCGACCTGATGAGGTTCAAACCCATCTACCCCAAGATTCTCCATGACATCTATAAAGCATCTCCAGCTGGGGTATCAGATACGTTCTCCAAGAGATTCACAAATTCAAGAACCATCTTAAGCTCGGCTCGACAAGCTAACATCAACATCTCCTCCGTCTCCTCTCAAGCTGACTGCAGATGGATCGAGTCCGTTCTGTTCCGGATTCACCTTATTTGGAAGGCTCCCTCAGTACCTATCTCACGAGAATCGATGATGACCTTACCTGTTCGTATGAGGAACAGGTGGGGTTTAGGGAAGCTAGAAGGGATCTCCAACGTCTCCCCTATCTTACTGGGTGCCTACCACGCCGTACCATGCAACTGCCCGATAGTTTTCCTTGATAACTCAGCAGCTCTTTCCATGGTCTCGTGTCTGGCAATGTCATCTTCCCCTGCGACAGCAAAACGTACCCGGGGAGCTGTTCCACCGTATCTTGGGTCGGAAACTAAGGTCAAGTCGGTCTACAGCTGGACTAAACCTGTAGACTCCTCTCCTCCTCTTCGTGATGTCTTGAAACTCCTATCAATAGCCGAGATGATTACGGTGCCAGGGTCTGCAGCCCATAAGTATCTCTTGCGTTTGGCTCAGAGTAAGACTACTCTAGATCTAGACCTGCTACAGAAGTTGGTTGAACATAAGATAGGAGGAACACATGGGCACAGGTATACCTCTCTTGATGAGTCTAGTGGAACTTTCTTGAACATAGCTATCAACTGGGCAAGTCACCTGACTATCTCTTCGAACCTATCACGACTGCTAGGGACGGTAGATCGACCTGTATCTTTCCAAGAGATCTTCTTGACCGAGGGAGCGTTTGTGACCTGGATATTCAACGATGTCGTCATCTCCCCACCTTACGGGATCATCCTTGTTGTGGACACTGATAATCTAGAGGAGGTGGGGGATCAGGTAGTAGATGCGGATGTTGAGTACCCGCCCTTCGACTTCCCAGAGGATCCGAGTTACTACTCCTGTGCAACTGAGGTCAAGCTCTCTGCTCGTGCTATTGATACCGCGGTTCTGTCTACCTTCCGCATCCCAGGCATAGTAGTTGAGTCGACTGTAGAGGACGCACTAGCTGAATTGTGTTTAGCAGAGTTAACGCGGTCAGGAGAATTGGTGAGTAGGGGCCACGTAGTCTCAGCCCAGATCTCTGTGAGAACCATTGTGGATATCCCTGAGGTGTCATATCTCTTAGCTCCGGAGCTACTCACAGGAGCAGCTCGTGCATTAGTCGCTTACATATCTTCTCGTGCCCTGGTAGGGAGTGCTGATCGACAGACTCGTCTCAGAAACAGAAAGGACCTGCTACATTCCGCAGCCAGGAGATTACTACCTAGGCTTCTAGGCACGATTGTGATGATAGAGGGAGGGGTATGGAACGTGGGGATCTCACACAATAACCGAGCTTCGTTGATCACATTGTGGAGATATATGGTGGTTCGTAGGTGCTTAGAGCTGGTGGAGGCTGACCCGGTCCTTCTTGTTGTCTATTCTCGGGGGTCTACCTCCGTGTCCCGAACTCTCTCTGCGAATCTGCTGACTTGGATGATGGTACAAGCGAACAGGACACAGGTCAATTATCTGGCTGTTAAACGAGTGGCACGTGTGACCAGAGCTATCAGCCAGATCCCTGATGAGATGGTACGGGTCCACCACCTGACGTCAATCTACTCCGCCCTCGAATTAGACCATACAATCTGTCGGGATGAGACCTCGGCCATGGAGGTTTTGCGATCATTACGGACTACTAGGGGTGAGCTTCAGCCATATAGGGAAGTAGAGTATGTGACCCTTCCTCTAGCCCCTATGCAGGTGGTGCTCTGCTGCTCAATAATCGGATCACCTCGATTCTGGAGGGATGTCAGTCACCCATTCACTGATGATATGACATACAGATCATGGAGTTTGAGACCATACTCATTGCTAGGTAGTAGTGCGTACAGGTGGGCATACCTGGCTAACTTCCTTCAGCCCGAGGGTCATGTGTTGATCTTAGGTATCGGGGAAGGAGACATCCTCAAGTGCATCCCCCCAACTTGTTCTGTTACAGCTGTAGATACATGTACCTGGCTTGAGCAGTTTGGACAGTCGAGTGTATCTCATAAGCCTGGGAGGCCCTTGGCTGGGTACACCTTACACCCTGTATCTTGGATGAAGGGGGGGGATATAACACGTCCCTCAGTCATGTCTGTCCTAGAGGCCGAGTGCCAGGCTGGTGTGTACACAGCAGTCGTGATAGATGTCGAAGGGGTTGCTGTTCACCAGCGCCTAGAGATTAGGGAGCGGCTGGCTGCCACAGGAGTGCCCTCGTATGTACGAGTACTATTCCAATCTGTCAGAGACAAGGAGCTTACTGTCTGTGCATTCTTAGCCTCTCACTCACCCTGTCTAGCTCTCTGGGAACCGGAGGTAGGTTTGGGCCATGAACTTGTCCTGGGTGGAGGGAGT